CTTAATACCGTGGCGGACGCTCCCGAGCGCGCCGCCTGCAAGACCTGGCTCGACGATCTGCGCGACCACTACGTCACCGACAAGCGGCCCCTCACGGAGTACCCCGAGGACTGGTCCCAGATCGGCAAGGGCCTGCTGCTCGTAGGCCCGCCCGGCACCGGCAAGACCACCCTCGCCACGGCCACGCTGCTGGAGGTCTACTACGTCCACCGGCTCCCGGTGCACTGGCTGGCCTACGCCGACTTCGTGAAGGACTCCATCGAGAAGATGGGCCTTCAGGACCGGAGCGAGCCCGAGGCCGTCGCCCGGTGGTGGGAGATCCAGGACAAGATCGTGGCGGCCGAGAAGGCCCCCGTCCTCGTGCTGGACGACGTCGGCAAGGAGCACCGGACCAAGACCGGTTACGCCGAGGGCCTGCTGGACACCCTGCTGCGTCAGCGGCACCGCGAGGCCCGGCCCACGATCGTCACCTCGAACCTCCCGCCCAGGGAGTGGGGCGCGGTCTACAACCCCACGATGGGCTCCTTCATCCAGCAGGCATTCACGCACGTCAAGTTGATCGGGAAGGACCGCCGTGGCTGAGCAACTGACACTGCCGTTCCAGGACGAGGTTTTGGTGATTCTCTACAAACGGGAAGCCGAGTCCCGAAGCCTCCGGGCCTACTGGGACGCGCTGGAGTACACCGTCCGCGTCCGCGCGAAGTCCCTCGGCTTCGAGATCAAGCGCTCCCGCCGGGACTCCTGGTACGAGGACGGGCGACTTAATATCCAGCTCCGCGTAGAGGCGGAGCGCCCCTGATGGAACGCGGAGACATCTCCAACGAGGTCGTCCCCCGCCTGGTCATCGCGTACGAAGGCATGCTCGGTGTCCTGCCGGAGAAGCCCGAGGGATACGTGCAGGAGCTGGTGGCCCGCAAGTTTGGGCGCCGTGCTCGGCAGGCCAAGCGGACCGTGGACGCGTACGAGATCAACGACGCGCTGGCCCGGGTCATCTGGGACACCGTCTGGCGCTTCAAGTACTCGGTCGACGTCGTCACCTACCTCGGTGAGGACGCTGTCGAGCCGCTGGAGGCCCGGCTGGACGCCGAGGGGCTTCCCATCGGCCGCGTGTGGGCCACGACCCCTGAGCGGCTGGCCAGGCGCCTGCCCTACATGCCGGACGTCGCCGCGATCTTCGACAACGAACACCACCTGATCTTCGGCAGCAAGGGCCGCACCCTGCCCGCTGTCCCCACCACCCTGATAGGGGCTATGTAAGTGGCTGACTTCGAGCGCTTGCTCGTGTCCCGCGTCATCCAGGACAAGGACCTGACCGACGTCGCGGAAGCGGGCATCACCGCCGAGTTCTTCGGCGACCCAGACAACAAGGCCGTCTTCAAGGCGATCCTCCGGCACAAGGCCACCTACGGCGAGATCCCCAGCCTCGCCACCATCAAGACCGACTTCCCCACGTACCGGTTCGTCAAGGTCGAGGACAGCATGCAGGTGCTGACCGACCGACTCCGCGAGCAGCACACCCTGGACCTGCTGGAGCAGGGCCTGGCCGACTCGGTCGACGCGCACGAGGAGGGCAACGCGCTGGCCGCCATGGCCGCGCTGCACAAGACCCTCGCGGACATCGCCTCGGCCGTCCCCAACGCCCGGGACACCGACCTGACGGAGACGGGCCAGCAGCGCCTTGCGCGGTACCTCACGCTCAAGGACCTGCCCGACGGGCTCCGGGGCATACCCACCGGCTTCAACACGATCGACAGGGCCACCCAGGGCCTCCAGAAGGAGCAGTTGGTCACCTTCGTCGGCCCGCCGAAGGCCGGTAAGTCGACGCTGCTGCTGCTGGCCGCCATGGCTGCCCACCTGCACGGTGAGCGCCCGCTGTTTATCGGCTTCGAGATGAGTAATGAGGAGCAGGAGGAACGTTTCGACGCCATCCGTGCTGGGATTTCCCACGCCCGGCTGAGGAATGGAACGCTCAAGAAAGCCGAGTGGGACAAACTCGAAAGGGCTCTGCGGGAACTGGAGGCTATGCCTTCGTTCTTCCTGTCGTCGGACTCCATGAATGCCACGACGCTTACCGGTGTGCAGTCGAAGATTGACCACATCCGGCCGACGATCGTATTCGTGGACGGCATCTACATGATGCAGGACGAACTCGGCGAGGCTCAGGGATCCAGCCAGGCGCTTACCAACCTCACCCGAGGGTTCAAGCGCATGGCGAAGAACCTGCAACTCCCGATCGTCATTTCCACGCAGGTCCTGGAATGGAAGATGAACAAGAAGAAGGGCATCACCTCCGACTCGATCGGATATTCGTCCTCCTTCGCCCAGGACTCCGACGTCATTCTCGGTGTCGAGTCCACCGACGACGCGAACATCAACAAGATCAAGGTCGTGCTGGCCCGAAACTGCCCGCCCCTGGAGACGTACTGCCAGTGGGACTGGGAGACCGGCAAGTTCGAGGAACTGAACGAGGACCCGTTCGCCATGGACGAGATGAACACCGATGGCTATGTCGGCTCCTCCTTCTGAGCCCCGGCTGGTGGTCCTCGCCGGGAACTTCCGGGAGTTCCAGTTCTGGTGCCGGGAGAACAACCGCAATCCCCGTGACCGGAATCTGATCTACGCCAGCGAACCGTATCGGCTTCGAGGTCTCGGGCCTGTCCGGTGGATTTCCTACGGCACCGCCTACATGCGCCGCGACTACTGGGAAATGCGCGAGTACCTGACTTACCTGGAAAGGAGATACCAGTGCCCCGAGCAAAAGCCGGATGGGACGCAATCGGAAACCCCATCCCTGGAAACGTGACCGCGTGCCTGGACACGCTCGGCCTTGACTACAAAGTCCAGGGCGATGAGATTCACATGCCGTGCCCTATGCACGAGGCGCGCACCGGAAAGAAAGACTCGCACCCATCCTTCTCTATAAACTTCGACGAAGGCTATTTCAACTGCTTCTCCTGCGGATACCGGGGGGCCTTCTGGGTCCTCGTGCGGGACGTCCAGGACACCACCGAGGCCGACGCCAAGAACTGGGTCCGGCGCCGGGGCGGAGCGGAGCGGGTGCGGAAGTACCTGGAGAAGAAGAAGGAGCAGCGCGCCGACAAGGGCGACACGACCAAGCAGATCAATGAGGCGTCGCTGGCCCTGTTCACCACGCCGCCGTTGACCCCCTGCACCGACCGGCTCTTCCTGCCGGAGGACGCCGAGGCGTGCGGGGTGCTGTGGGATCCGGCCCGGGACATGTGGATCATCCCGGTCCGCGACCCGGACACCGGGATGCTCTGGGGCTGGCAGGAGAAGAACGAGCGGTACTTCCGCAACCGGCCGCCGGGCATGGCCAAGTCCAAGACGCTCTTCGGACTGCACACCTACGACGACGACGTGGCCGTGCTGGTCGAGTCGCCGCTGGACGTGGTCCGGCTGTGGACGTGCGGGGTCAAGGGCGGCCTGGCCTCCTACGGCGCCGGAGTCTCCGACGCGCAGATGTCCCTGATCCGCGACCACTTCGACACCGTGATCATCGCCCTCGACAACGACGACGCCGGGGCCGAGGCGTGCAAGCGGCTGCTGACGGAGTGGACCGGCCGTGGCCTGACCCTGAAGTTCCTCGACTACTCCGTGGCCCCCAAGGCCAAGGACCCCGGCGACATGACCGCCGACCAGATCAAGGCCGCCGTGCGCGGCGCCTACTCGTCCATCCTCGCTCGCTTCTAGGAGATCACCATGACCCGGCTTAATACCTGCCCCCGCAAGGGGGACCACCGATGAAGGCACCCGAGGGCTACGAGCACCTGGGCGAGGGCTTCTGGGCCCGCGTCGAGCCGGACCCGGACACCGACTGCCTCATCTTCCAGTCCACCGCGACGCGGCCGTACTACCAGGGCAAGACCCTGCTGTCCTTCCTGACCGGCGGGGACGGCGGCCAGAAGCACCGGGCGTGCAGGCGCCGGATGTGTGCCAACCCGGACCACATCCAGGACGGGCACTTCGACATGGGGACGCCGTACGCCCGGCGCCCCCGGTCGCGGTCGCAGTTCGCCCGGCAGTACTCGCAGTGCTGACCGTCGACCTCCACGGCTATCAGGAGTCGGCGGTCGACCGTGCCGTGGAGCGCGGCTCACTCCTGATCGCGTACGAGATGGGCCTGGGCAAGACCGTCATCGCCCTGGCCGCCATTGAGGAGCTGCTGGAGAAGGGGGAGGTCGAGACCGCCGTCATCGTGGTCCCGGCCAACCTCAAGTACCAGTGGGCCAAGTCCATCGCCAAGTTGACCGACGTGCCGACCCGCGTGGTCACGGTGCGCGAGGACGGGCTGAAGCAGGAGATCACCGTCCCGACGGAGGAGTACTGCGTCCTGATCGACGGCGACGCGAAGAAGCGCGCCGGGCTGTACGCCAAGGTCAAGACGCTCCGCCCGGACTACGTGATCCTCGGCTACGAGAACGTCGTCAACGACTGGAACTACGTCAGGAGGATCAAGCCGGAGTGCATCGTCCTGGACGAGTGCACCGCGATCAAGACGTTCCGGGCCCAGCGCACGCGGAAGATCAAGAGGCTCACCGCGCCGTTCCGCTTCGGCATGACCGGCACCCCGGTGGAGAACGGGAAGCCCGAGGAACTGTTCTCGATCATGCAGTGGGTCGACGACCAGGTCCTGGGCCGGTTCGACCTGTTCGACAAGACGTACATCGTGCGCAACCGCTTCGGCGGGGTGCAGAACTACAGGAACCTGCCGGTGCTGCACGCCAAGCTGGCCGAGGTCATGGTCCGCAAGACGCGGCTGGACGAGGACGTGCGGCCGTATCTGCCGGAGGTGCAGGAGTCCATCATCCCGGTCGTCCTGGACGCCAAGACGAAGAAGGCGTACCGGGCCATCGCGGCCGACCTGCTGGCCGAGCTGCGCGCGGCCGGGCCAACGATGGGTGACTTCGATCTGTTCGCGCACTACCACGGGGGAGAGGCCGCCAACGAGAACAGCCAGCAGGGCAAGATCATGAGCCGCATGCAGGCGCTCGACATGCTGCTGAACCACCCGGACCTGATCGTCATGTCCGGGCAGCAGTACGAGGAGAGCCAGGAGGCACGCTCGCGCGGCGCCGAGAAGAAGGTATGGCCTGGCTCGAAGTACGCCTACGAGGTGTGGCAGTCCGGCCTGCTCGATGACGTCACCACGGCTCCGAAACTGGACGCGGTGGCGGCAGCGGTCGAGGACATCATGGCGGTGCCCGGCAACAAGATCATCGTGTTCAGCGTCAACCCCGACATGCTGGACCTGCTCGGTGACCGGCTGCCGGAGAACTCCTTCGTCACCTACACCGGCCGCATGTCGTCGGCAGCCAAGGCATATGCCGCCCAGCGGTTCGAGACCGACGAACAGTGTCGGGTGTTCCTGTCCTCGCACGCGGGGGCGTTCGGCACCGACCTGTACATGGCGAACTATTTGATCAACTACGACCTCGCCTGGTCGGCCGGGAAGCAGGACCAGATCAACGCCCGGCACAACCGAGCGAGCAGCCAGTTCAAGGACATCTACATCCTGAACGCCATCACCTCGGGCACCACCGAGCCGCGCAAGCTGGCGATGCTGGCGCACAAGCGGAGGGTGGGCAGCGCCATCACAGACGGGCGCGGGGCTGATGCGAAGGGTCGGATCGAGAACGACGTCCAGACCCTGACGCAGTGCCTGGAGGCGTAACTTCCAGGATCGCACGAGGGGCGTCGAGTGGTTCTAAAGCCGTAATCGCATGGCACCATCAAGGCATGCGAGAAGAACCACTCGACGTCCTGCTCCGTGAGGGGATTGAGGACGTCATACGCCCACCGGAGGAGCGGGAGGACTGGGACCTGACCCCCGTCCGCCTGGCGCTTCGTGGCGCCGTCGCTGACCTGTGGTGATTTTGTAAAGCGGATGGCGCCAATCCGTTGACAACCGCATATGCCGAACGTAGAGTCGTCCTCACGAAGAGCTAATCGAACGAAGGATCGAACAGCACGCAGGAGGACAGCATGACCACCATCGCGGAAGCGCTCGGCATCGCCTGGGGCAGCAACAGCGTCACCGACGCCCCCGAGTACCGGCTGACCTACCACGCGCAGAAGCAGGCCGCCCTGAAGGGCTGGAGCAGCGCGCAGGTACTGGAGGCCGCCAACCGCCCGCAGCACACCTCCCCATCCAGCCGGTTCCCCGGCCAGTGGCGCCACGTCCGAGGCGAGATAGTCGCCGTCGTCGACCCGGCAGACCACCGCGTGATCACCGTCTACCAGGACGTGGCGGAGACCGGACTCCGCACCGACCAGACCGACGCCGACGCCCAGCGCTACGCCAGGGGTCGCCACGGTCTCGGCTGCAAGTAACGGCATCAAGAAGACGTAATCCGGTATAGACAATCCTGAAGACGTAATGTAGAGTCGGACCTGCTCAACCGACCTACTACTACGTAGAAAGAGAGCCCCGCTCTATGGCTACCGTGCAGCGACGAGCGACCCAGCGCATCGAGCGCCCCATCTCCCTCAACCAGGCAGCGCCCTGGGAGAAGACCCGGCAGTTCCTGGCCCTGAAGTTCCAGGAGACCGAGATCGTCACCCGCAAGAACAAGTTGCGCGACGAGGTCAGCGTCCACGTGGACGCCAACGGCGAGGTCGACGAGAAGGGCAGCAAGTTCTGGAAGTTGGACCCGCCCATCGAGGTCAACGGCCAGAAGTTCACCGAGGTCAAGCGCGAGCGCCGCGTCTCCACCTCCCTGGACGCCGAGAAGGCCGAGGAACTGGCCGTCGCCAAGGGCATCCGTGACCGCCTCTTCAAGCAGGTCACCACCGAGGTCCTGGACCAGGACGAGTTGTACGTCCTCAACCAGGAGGGCGTCATCAGCGACGAGGAACTGGACGGTCTGTTCGTCGAGACCGAGTCCTTCGCCTTCAAGCCCATCCGCGCCTGACAGGAGCCCCACCACATGAGCACACTCGCCAGCACCATCGACGACCAGTTCGCCGCCCTCGGTGAGCAGTACTACCCCGGATCGACGCGCCCCCTGGTACGTCACCCCAACCGGCTTAATACCGAGGCCGCCCAGTCGGCGGCCGACCCCGGAGCATGGGACGCCAAGCCCCGCAAGTACGTCGTGGCCGGAGCCGAGACGGAGTTCTTCACCGTCGGCGACCTCGCCAAGGCGCTGGGACGGCAGCCCGTGACCATCCGGAAGTGGGAGAGGGAAGGGGTCATCCCCAAGTCCACCTACCAGTCGCCGGGCAAGGACGGGGACGTACGCGGCCGACGCCGCCTGTACACCCGCGAGCAGGTCGAGGGCATCGTCCGCATCGCCTACGAGGAAGGCGTCCTCGTCTCCCACCAGAAGCCGATCAAGGACACCCAGTTCAGCGCCCGCGTCATCGCGCTCTTCAAGGCCCTGGCGGGCGACGAGTGAGGATCGTCAAGAGCCAGAAGCACCACGTGTCCATGGGCAACTTCGAGTGGGTGGAGTTCGGCTACGAGGTCGACATCTCCACCGACGACTTCCCCAAGGCACGCACGCTCGACGACCTGGACAAGGTCGCGACCGACCAGATCGGCAAGGCCCTCGCGGCCGACATCGAGGAAGCCCGGCTGAACACGGGCGAAGCGTCCTCGTACATCCATCTCTACCAGCAGGAGAACTGAATGCCCCGCACCCTTACCCGCCGCCGCACCGCCCGCGACACCGAGGCGTACTCCCCGGCCGACGAGCCGGAAGAGGAGAAGGGCTACGAGGAGGAAGAGGACGAGCGTCCGGCCCGTGGCTCCCGCCGTGGCTCGCGCCGCCAGTCGCTTAATACCGAGGAGGCCGACACCTCCCGACGCTCGCGCCGCGCCTCCCGTGACGAGGACGACGACGAGGACGACGAGCCCGCGCCGAAGGTCGGCGGCCGTGGCTGGGGGTCGTACGAGAAGACCAAGCAGGCGTCCTCCGGCTTCCCGGACAACTTCAAGGCGGGCACCGAGTCCGTGATCGTGAAGTTCCTGGACGAGGAGCCGTTCCTGGTCTTCCTCCAGCACTGGATCGAGCGCTCCGGCAAGAAGTCCTTCACCTGCCTGGAGAGCAAGTGCCCGCTGTGCGACGACGCGGGTGACAAGCCCAGCCAGCAGGTCTCCTTCAACGTCATCGACTTCACCGACCCCGACGACCCGCAGATCAAGGTCTGGCAGGTCGGCCCGATGGTCGCGGACATCCTGAAGAACTTCTCCAAGGACAAGAAGACGGCCCCGATCAACCGGGACGACCTGTACTTCTCCGTCCGCAAGGAGACCAAGAACCGCAAGACCAACTACTACATCACGCCGATCAAGGAGCGTGACCTCCTCGACGACTGGGACATCGAGCCCCTGAGCGAGGAGGACCTGGAGGAGTTCGACGCCAAGGCGTACGACGAGGACATCCTCCAGGTGACCCGCCGCACCGAACTCAAGGGCATCGTCCGGGAGATCCTGAACGACTAGCGGCCTCCCACGGGGAGGTTCCAGCACCGCGCTGGGGCCTCCCCTCAGCTTTCCCATCCACCACCACCGGAGCCCGCTGTGAAGATCCGCAACTCCGTCATCCTCACCCCCGACCGACTTAATACCGTGGTCGAGCGCTTCATGGAGCGTCCGGCCTTCTCCTTCGACATCGAGACCTTCGGCGCCAACCGAAACGTCCCGACGCAGAACGTCGCCAACTGGCTCTCGCTGGCCGCCGACGGCATGGCCTACGCCATCCCCTTCGGTCACCCCAACGGCGACGTCCTGCTGAGCAGGGCCACCAAGAAGAAGAACCGGCTCACCGGGAAGTTCGACGCCATCCCGGCCGTCTACGACGCCCCGCCGGAGCAGATGCTCCCCAGCGAGGTGTTCTCCATCCTCAAGCCGCTGTTCTTCGCCGAAGACAAGATCAAGATCGCGCATAACGCCACGTTCGACCTGATCTCCACGGCGAAGTACTGGGGCGAGATCTGCCCGCCGGAGTACAGCGACACCATCGTCCTTCAGTGGCTCCTCGACGAGAACATGAAGCAAAAGGGCCTGAAGGAGTTGATCAAGCGCTACTACAAGGTCGACTACGACACCGAGAACGTCGGCAAGTGCGTCGAGGCCCACCCCTTCTCCAAGGTCGCGCACTACGCGTACATGGACGCGAAGTACACGTGGCTGCTGTGGAAGCGGTACCAGCGGCAGATCCAGGAGCAGAACCTGACCCACGTCAGGCGCCTGGAGGAAGACGTCCTGGGTGTGCTGCTCGACATGGGCATCACCGGGGCGCCGGTCGACGAGGCTGCGATGCGCGAGCTGGTGACGGACATGTCCGCCCGGCTGGTCGACATCGAGGCGGACATCTACCGGGCCGCAGGCAAGCAGTTCAACCTCAACGCTCCGGCGCAGAAGGCCGAGGTGCTGTACTCCCCCAAGAGCGAGGGTGGCCAGGGCCTCAAGCCTATGAAGCCCACCGACGGCGGGAAGAAGAAGCGCGACGCGGGCCAGGCGCTGGAGTGGAAGGACTACTCCACCGACTCCGACAGCCTGGAGAAGCACGAGAGCAACAAGGTCGTCAAGAAGCTCCTGGAGTACGCGGAAGTCAGCAAGCTGCTCGACTACCCCATCGCGTACCTCGGAGTGGAGGGCGACCCGAAGAAGCCCTGCCGGATCTTCGACGGCCGGATCCACGCCGACTTCGTCCAGTACGGAACGGTGACCGGACGGTTCTCCTGCCGAGAACCCAACCTCCAGAACATCCCCCGGCCCGACACCGAACTCGGTAAGAAGATCCGTGGCCTGTTCATCGCGCCGCCCGGCTACAAGCTGGTCGTCGCGGACTACGGGCAGATCGAACTCGTCGTGCTCGCGCACTTCATCGGTCGTGGCGACCTCTACAAGGGGTTCCACAACGGAGTCGACCCGCACTCGGCGACGGCCGCCGCGCTCATGGGCGTGGACCCGCAGGAGTTCATGCGGCGGGTCAAGGAGGGCGACCGAACCTGCATCGACTTCCGTCAGGTCGCCAAGGGCATCAACTTCGCCGTCGTGTACGGCGCGGGCCCCGACAAGGTCGCCTCGATGGCAGGCATCACCGTGAAGGAAGCCAAGCGCTTCATGGAGATGCACCAGAAGATGTTCCCGGAGGTCTATGCCTTCAAGGAGCAGGTCATCCGGGTCTGCCGGTCGCGGCGCCCCCCGCACATCCGCACCCTGCTCGGCCGCAAGCGGCGCCTGCCGCTCATCCTCAGCCAGAACAACGGCCTGCGGATGGGTGCCGAGCGCCAGGCGGTGAACTCCCTCATCCAGGGGAGCGCGGCCGACCTGATCAAGTTGGCCATGATCCGGCTGAACAGCGCCCTGCCGGACGACATGCGCCTGATCCTCTCCGTGCACGACGAACTCGTGACGCTCGCGCCGGAGGACCGGGCCGAGGAATGCGCCGCGCTGGTGAAGGAAGCCATGCTCGGCGAAGGAATCCAGAAACTGCTCCGCGTCCCGCTCTCGTCGGACGTGAAAATCGTGGACCGCTGGTCGGAGGCAAAGTAAATGGGAATCTTCAGCAGGAAGAGGGACGACGAGTTCCCCGAGGAACTTAATACCGAGGAGGAAGACCTCCAGGTCGACCTCTACACTCCGCAAATGCTGACCAAGCGGCTGCTCTGGGACATTGTCCCGTGCGGTGAGGTCGAGGCGCTGATCCCGCTCATGAACCTCACTCCGGACAGCCCGGAAGTCTCCGAAATGGAGCACCAGGCCAGCCACGACCGGATAGACCAACTCACACCGCTGAGGGAAATGCTAGCGCTGCTCATCCCGCTAGTTTCTGGCATTACTGCCTCGGCTATGCTGGTTAACTCCGGCAATTCAGCGGACGCGGATACCGCAGCAGTTCTTCAGCGGCATCATTCGGTAGTCGTCCGCGCCGGAGTGGTGGCGATCATCGCCAATCTCCTCGACATGGGAATCATCAGTTACGCGGATGGAGTGCAGTTCGGTGAGCAACTTCTGGGCTAACAAGTTGGGGGCGGCCCGACCGGCCGCCCCGGCCCCCGCCCCCGCCCAGCCCCCGGCCTCGCAGCAGCAGGCCGGGGGCCCATGGTGGGCCACCCCGCAACAGCAGCCCTACCCCCCGCAGCAGCCGGTCCAGCAGACAGTGCCACAGCCCCA